AAACCTCCGCAGAAGGGCATCCGAAAGGGTGTCCTTTTTGCATTGTAAAAATTTTTTTGTTTCCGGGTTAGAGAAATAAGAATCTGATTTGTTACGCTCACGATAGAAGGGTTCGTGTCCCTATAACAGCACAGAAAGGAGCATTTTATATGCGAAAGTTTTTACGAATGCTTAACTTACAGCTCTTCGGAGAAGGCGGAGATGGTGGTTCCGCTGGAGAAGGCGCAGTAGGTGGCGAATCTACCGGAGCAGAAATACCTTCCGCCATCCCGGAGCGGGCAAGAAAGAACTATAAGGAAGCTGTCGAGAGACATACTCCGAAGGTTCAGACAGAAGCTCAGACCACTAATGAGCCAGAAGCGAAAAAGTTGACTTATGCGGAGCTGATTAAGAGCGACGATTACAAGGAAGAACACAAAGCGTACATGGATAAGACCATTGGTGATCGCTTGAAGAAGTACAAGGGTGTTGAGGCGCAAAATGCCCAGATGAGGGGACTTCTTGAGACTGTTGCTTCCAAGTACGGCGTTGACGTTACCGCAGAGAATTTCCTTGAATCACTCACCGAGAAGGTGAATGCGGATGACTCGTATTACGAGAAATATGCGATGGAGCATGATATCACTCCGGAAGAGGCAAGGAAAGTCGTGACTTTGGAGCGAAAGATGCAAGCGTTTGAGGCACAGGAACAGGAACGTCAGAAGCAAGAGGTATTGCGTCAGCACATGATGACATTACAACAGAATGCAGAACGGACGAAAGCTCGATTCCCTGGATTCGACCTTGAGACCGAGATGAAAGACGAGAAATTCCGTAGACTTTGCCAGCAGACGAATGGCGACACCACGGCCGCATACATGGCCTGTCATTGGGAACAGGTTATGAATGGAGCAGTTCAGAATGCCGCTCAGCAGATTACGGCGCAGACCGCACAGGCGGTAGCGGCGAATAAGGCGAGACCGGCGGAGAACGGCATGAACGGAAGCGTTGCCGCAGTAACCACAAAAGAAGATTTCAGCAATATGGACCTGGACCAGCTCCGGGCATATGCGGATGCAGAAAGAAGAAAACTGCGAGGAAGATAGTTAATATCTCCCTCGTACACAGAAGGGAGAAAAAATCATGAAGAAGCTTTTACTTAATCTGCAGTTGTTTGCAGAATTCACCCAGGGTACCACTGCTGGTACTCCGACTGTTAATCCGGTCAATGTAACTACTCAGTCTAGCCTGTCTCCGACCATGAAGACCTTCTACAACAAGACTTTGTTGGAAAACGCAAGAGCGCAGATGGTTTTCACTCAGTTCGGCGACAAGCAGCCGCTTCACGGCAAAAAGATTGAGTGGAGAAAGTTCAAGACCTTTAAGAAGGCGTTGACTCCGCTTGTGGAAGGCGTTATTCCGGAAGGCCAGAACTTAGAGATGGTAGCTATCGAGGCTACAACCACCCAGCATGGTGATTACACCGCAGTATCCGATCGTTTGGAGCTTGAGTCCTTCGACGACGTTATCTTCGGTGCAACCGAGGAAATGGGTGCGGCAGAAGGTGAGACCTACGATATCCTTACCAGAAACATTCTCGTTGCGGGTAATTCCGTAGCTTATGCCGGCGGAAAGGCTTCCAGAGCAGCACTTACCAATGCGGATGTGCTTACTCCGGAGTTAGTTGCAAAGGCAGCTACCTGGCTGAAGAAGAACAGAGCCCCGCTCATCGATGGTTCCTATGTGGCAATCATCCATCCGTCCGTGGCGTTTGACCTTCGTAACAGCGAGGAGTGGAAGGAATTCCATAAGTACAACGACGTAAAGCCGATTTTCAACGGCGAAATCGGTATGCTTCACAACGTGCGTTTCGTTGAGTGCAACGAGGCAAAGGTATGGGGCAAGGAGACTGCCGGCGGAAACTGTGCAGTATATGCTACTCTGTTCTTCGGCAAGAAGGCATACGGCGTTCTTGAACCGGAAGGAGAAGGCATGGAGATGATCGTTAAGCCGAAGGGAACCATTGGCGGACCGCTTGAGCAGTTCTCCACCATCGGTTATAAGTTCTGTCATGGTGCAAAGATTCTGTACCAGGAGAGAATGCTCCGTGTGGAGACCGGTTCTTCCTACGGCGATATCGACGAGGAGAATTAGTAACCAAAACCAGGGGGAGCGGATTCGCCTTCCGCTCCCTATAAAGAAAGGATGATAGGCATGGCAGAAGTAAATGAAAATGTTGCGGTAGCTGAAGTTACCGAGGAACCGAAGAAGAAGTCAGCGAAGAAGGCATCTGGAGAAAAGATGGTTCGTGTAAAGCTTCCGAAGTTAAGAGGTCAGAACGCCAACCAGGATGAGTTCTATTCTTGGAATTTCAAGAACTACATCATCAAGCGTGGCGAATATGTTGAGATTCCGGAAGGACTTGCAGAGGTGATCGAGAACGGCGAGAAGGCAGAAGAAGCTGCTATTGATTATGCCGATAAGAAGGGCCTCAGAGAGCCGTAAAAAGAGAGAGGTGTAGAAGGGGAAGCTGAATGCTTTCCCTTTTTTACTTAGAAAGGGGTAAACCATGAGAATAGAAGAGTGTATCAGCACAGTGGACTCCACTAAGCCGAATCAGTATAGCATTGCTGATAAAGTGAGATGGTTGTCGGTCCTGGATGCGACCATTAGGCACGACATCATCGATATGTACGAGCAACCGGAGCCGCCGGCAGAAAAGATAGTGATTCTGGAAGAAGGCGAAGAGATTCCGGAAGATGAGACCACAGAGAGCGGAGAATTCATGGGATATACGGCGGATGATTTGACGAAGGAGCTTATCGTTCCGTTTCCATATGACGAGTTGTACGTCGCATATCTTAAGGCAAAGATAGACGAGAACAATGGAGAGGCGGCCCGGTATAACAACAGTGCAGCCACTTTCAATGCTCTCATGCTCAATTATGAGAAGTTCTACAACAAGACGCATACGAGAAAGCGAGTTCCGTTTAAAATCTTCAAGGGGGTGCGGCTCTGATGTATTTTCCACAGTATACGGAAACTGCAAAAGGAAGGGATATGGTAACTACCTTCGGCGGATACAATCATAATCTGTCCTGTCCGGACGGAGAATTCTTCGACATGGAGAATATGACATCCAAGTATTTCCCGGTGTTATCTCCGAGAAGACAGAGAGGAATCTGCAGAGAGCTTTCTAATCCCCAGGGACTGATTGAAAAGGAAGGTCTAGTGTGGATTGACAACGGAAAGATGTTCATTGACGGAGAGGAAGTATCGCTCAGTGTGGATATCTCCCCGGAAGGAGAGAAGAGCATTGCCAAGATGGGAGCGTATATCGTAGTGTTCCCGGATAAAGTATGGTACAACACGGCGGATAATACTTCTGGAGAGATCGAGGAGAGCTTCAGTACGATGGGTGAGGTCACCTTTTCCTTATGTGACATGAGCGGAAAGGCAATCGTATGGCATGACGAGGCGTATTACAACGACCATGCGCCGGCTACCGGTGATTATCTCATGTCCACTCTCAACGGCAAGTCCACTCTGAAGCAGTGGTCTTCCGCAACGTCCATCTGGGTAAACGTGAATACCACCTATATCCAGATGTCTTCCGTAGGAATCGGAAAGGATTTCAAGAAGGGCGATGGTATCAAGGTATCCTTGTACCTTGGCGACCAGGAATGGGCAGACGGGAAGAATATCTTCGTGAATGAAGAGGATGGCGGAAAGATTACCACAAATACCTGTATCAAAGACGTGACAGACGACAGCATCACATTTGTGGGTATATTGGCAGAAAATAAAGCTCTGAGCGATGTGCTTGTCATTGTAGAGCGCGAAGTACCGGACATGGAATTCGTGACAGAGTGCGGCAACAGACTCTGGGGATGTTCTACGGATGGTCACGAGATTTACTGTTGTAAGCTCGGAGACGTTACAAACTGGTATGCGTATGATGGCATTTCCACGGATTCCTGGGCGGCCACCATCGGCAGTGACGGAAAATTCACCGGTGCTATTACTTATCTCGGCAATCCGATCTTTTTCAAAGAGGACTGCATGATAAAGGTTATCGTGAGCAGTACCGGAGCGCATCGTACAGTGGAGACATACTGCAGAGGTGTGCAGAAGGGCAGTCACAAGAGTCTGTGCATCGTGAATGAGTCCTTGTATTACAAGAGTGCTGATGCTATCTGTGCATATGGCGGAAGTATGCCGCAGACTGTATCAAATAATCTTGGCGAGGTTAGATATTACGACGCAGTAAGTGGCACAATAGGAGATGAATATTACATCTCTATGCGAACTGCGAAAGGGGAAAACGCATTATTCGTGTACGACACCAAGAAAGGTATTTGGTGCAAGGAAGATGATATATCTGCAATCATGTTCTGCCGCCATGGTGATGACCTTTACTTTATCGATAGAGCTGACAGAATGCTCAAGTCGGTATGCGGTACCCTTCCGTATGATGTGTCCGAGAAGAAGATGGAAGGACGTGTGAGCTGGTCTGTAGAAAGTGGAAATCTTGGATTCTCTACACCGGACAATAAGTATGTGGAGAGAGTAAACATCCGACTCTCAATGGAGATTGGAGCTACAGTGGATTTTTACTTGCAGTACGATTCTTCCGGGGAATGGGAGCATATCTTCAACATGACCGGTATTGCAACCAGGACGTTTACCATACCGGTAATGCCGAGACGATGTGACCACTACAAATATAAGCTGGTAGGCACCGGAGAATGCAAGGTATTCTCAATCACCAAAACCATTGCGGAAGGGAGTGACATCTGATGGAACATCTGATTCCTTATCCGAATTTTACTGCTATGGATGACAGAAACAAGCTTAAGCAGATGGAAAGCTATCTGTATCAGCTACGAGAGGCATTGGAGCTTTCTCTTACGGATATCGGCCCGGAAAACTTCTCTGCCGCCTTCCGAATTGAGCTTGAGAGAATCGGAATGGAGATGCAGAACGTACAGACCAATGCAGAAGAGAGTCAGCAGAGAGTGGAACAAGTAAGCGGAGCGCAGCTTACTGTATCCGACGTACTGAATTCGGAACCATATAAGAAGTCGATAGAAGCTGCGAAGTCTGAAGGTGACGTAGGGTATGTGCGGTTCCCGGACGGAACCATGATATGCTACGGCAGTGAGACGGACAAAGCGGAAGTCGTTTTCAAGAAGGAATTCAGTGCGGCACCGGTAACTATAACAAGTCCGGAAAAAACAGTTATAGTCACGACCACAGGATTTACCATGGAAGAGTCTGGGACTTTTTCGTGGATAGCAACAGGAAGATACGAAAAGGGGGAAAGTGATGAGTAATTCAATTTACAACAAAGACAAAACGCTTCCGAATTTCGCCCAGGTAGGTTACGAAGAGTGGAAGAAGAAACAGGAAGCAAAGAGCAAGGCGGCAAACATCGATCCTCTTGATGGAATCGATCCGGGCGGAGCGAAGGCCGGGTACGATGGAGTTTACGACAAGTTGCCAAAGGCAGTGACTGAACAGAAACCTACGGCACCGACGACTTCGACTTCTCCGAGTACCGGATATGTGCCGAATTTCTATGTACCGGAAGAGGACAGGGAGTTATATGACCAGACTCGTCTCGGACTTACAACCGGAGCAAATGCCGGCACAAAGACGAAGACGGAACCGGAATCCTCACCGGTGACCGCACCGAAGGTTGGTACTCCGTCTCCGGAAGATTATGGTCTCGCTGTTGATGAGTTTACCGGATTTACCTACGACGATTTCCAGTATTCCGAGGCATATAAGAATGCAATGGCGTATACCAATCAGCTTCTTTCCCAGCTTAATTCCGGAAGAACTTCTTATACAGACCAGATTAACGGACTGTTAAAGGAGTATAAGGACAGAGACGCATTCTCTTACGATGCTTCAAACGATATGTTATTCCAGCAGATGCTTGCGTCTTCCATGAATAGCGGACTGATGGCAATGGCGGACACCATGGGCCAGGCGGCGGCATTGACCGGTGGATACGGCAACACATACGGCCAGGCGGTAGGCAATGCGGCGTACAATCAGTATATTTCCGAAGCATACAACAATCTTCCGCAGTATTATGGGCTTGCACTCGACGCTTATAATGCAGAAGGTGACAAGATGCTTAACGAGCTTGCACTGCTCAAAGATGCGGATGCTGCAGAGTACGGAAGACTTTTCGATGCTTACAAGGCAAACCTCGGTGCGGCAAATGATATGTACAACCGAGAATATGGAGAGTACCTTGACAAGCGGAATGCGGCGGAGAAGGACTACTGGAATAATATTAACCACAAGATGGATATGTACGGACTGGCTGAAGACAAAGCTCGTGCGGAT